TTGCTAGTCCACAGCAAGGTGGTCATGTAGTTTGCACCATTGCTGATGGTCGGTGCTGGCAGGTTCTGAGTGTTCAGCGCCTGGAAACCAGAAGGCGGGGTGTAGGTGAAGGGGCGTTGACCAAAGTTGGCGCAGATGGCATTGGTTGTGTCCCACGCTTGGATGTAAACGCGCCACGCATCGGTTGGCGTTGTGATTGTGTAGACCTGACCTGTGCCAGCGGCAGGGTTTCCAGAGTTAAACCATGTACCGTTCAACCCAAACCACAGCTTCCCACTTGATGGGTCATAGGCCATCATTGCCTTATCGCTTGTCCCAGTTGCGGCGGTGTAAGTCCCTTGAGTTGTGCCGTTATAAATGACCGTTCCATCTCGCAAGTTGTACGACACACCACCAGATGCCGAGATAAGAGTGTTTGACGCCCCAAGGCTAGTTCGAAGACCAACAGCCATATTGCCGTTGCCCCACGCAGTCGGTTGAAACTCAGCATAGATCGGCATGGTCGGCACAATGGTGGAGCCAGACATATAGTTAGTTGCCGCGCCATTTGTGAAGTTCAAATTGCCGTCAACAACAGACCCGCCATTCTTGTCAAGCGTGTTCAGCACCGCATAGTTGCCACGCCCATTCCCACCGTCTGCATACGGTGTCGGCACATCAATCATGGAGTCGTAGGTCACCCCACTGGTCACGCTGATGTTGTTGGGTGTCCAGTTGTTCCCGTTGCCAGAGTAGTCCTTGCCAATCGCAGCAGCAGTGGCGGCTGAGTTGTCGCTGAAGTTCAGGTAGAACCCGTTCGTGCCGTATGTGCCTGTGTACTTCAGAGGTTGCCACACACCAGTGACTGAGTTGAACTGACCAAATGATGTGGGTGTCAGTGCTTGACCGTCAATGAAGTTGATTTCGGTGAGGTAGCCGTCAAAGTATCGTCCAACACCAGATGCCCAGTTGCGTTGCCCGATGGCATGAGCTTGAGCAGAGTTGATGCCGTATCCAGCATTCAATGTAAACCCAGCACCAGTGAGAGTCTGTTGAACTCCATTCACATAAATTTTGCAACGATTCGCCGCTGTTACTTGGGTTGAATCAAAAGCAACAACGATGTGATACCAAGCAGAAGGGTCACGAAACACGGCAGAGGTCGTGTTTGAGTCCGTTGTATATGAGGTAATCGTGAACGTATCTGCCGCATCAAACCCGAATTCAAGCCAAGTGCTATTTGATGTTCCAACATCAGACGAAAGCAAAATTTGAGCAGCGCCCAATGTGCCACGCTTTACCCAACTACTCCAAGTCCAAATTTTGTTATTGGTAGGGGTTGTCAGTGTCCGATTGAAATACGCACTTGCGCTCGACCGCAGACGCACAGAGCGGCTGATGGTGTAGCCACTTGGACGGGTAAAGAGTTCGTTCTTTGCGGCAAACATTATGAGAAGTTCTGAGCAAAAGTACCGTACCAATTCGTGCCATCTGCCACAAAGGTCAGAATGTCACGCCCCGTGGTTGCAGTTGTTGTGATGGTCGGAGCAGTACCCCCAGGCCACTTCACCGAGGTGAACGTAGCAGTCCTGCCACCCGTACCGTCTTGCACCACAATCAGAATGAACGACTTTCCAGCAGTCGCGGTGGGCATCGTGAACGTGCAGTTCCCCGTCAGGGTCACCGTCTGCACCGTGCCGTTGGTCAGCGAAAGGGTCTGGGTTGTGCCTGAGTTGCCAATCGCAACCACCGATTCGGTGTAGTTGGTCACCGTGGGGTTGTTGACCGTGGGTGACGTTCCAAGCACCACAGAACCCGATCCCGTGCTGGTTGTGACCCCTGTCCCACCGTTGGCAACAGGCAATGTGCCTGTCACGCCCGTGGTGAGAGGCAGACCCGTGACGTTGGTCATCACACCCGCACTCGGAGTTCCCAGGTTCGGGGTGGTGAGGCTCAGACTCGCCGCCAACATCGTGCTGGTGACCGTTGCCGTATCGCCAGAAGTGATCATGTTGCCCGTCACCGCAGGAACGGTGATGGTGTAAGTTGCGGCAGTGTTTGCACCGACTAGGCTGATTTGCCCACCAGATGCTGCCTGTAAAACCAGTGTACTCATGATTAACCCACCCTATACCAAGTTGTATCAGCCGCCCTGTAAAGGTAGGAAGCAGCGCCCCCAGCCAACAGGGTTGTGATTGCGTTGCTCACACTCTGCCCTGTGTTGGGACTCAGAGTGAGCGCAGTAATCGTTTGCGTTGTTGAAATCGTGACCGTCATCCCGTCCGAGGGAGAGAGAGGCATCGTCACAGTGCCAGCCGCCAAAAGCGCAAGAGGCTTGAGAATGACGACCTGAATCCCAGAGGCCACCGTGTAACTGAAGCCAGTTGTGGGGGTCTGGTAGTCAACATTCCGCAGAATGCCATCTTGACCGCTGATTGCTACCGTCACAACACCCTCCAAACAGATGAACTGCCAATGGTGACCGACACACTTGAATTCACAGTGATCGGGCCAACTGAAATGCCGTTTGTCCCCGAGATTATCGTGTAATTTGAGGCAACTGTGGCTGAATTTACAGCAATGCCGTTGGAGGAAACCATCTCGTAAGAGGACAGTTCACCGTTGCTCGGGTTGTATTTCAGCTTGGTTGAGCTTGTGTATTCCGTGCTGACCGTGCCCGAGGTCGCATTCGCAAACAACGGATATCGGGTCGCGTTCGTCGTGGTGTCATCAGAAATCGTGACCGCAGTTCCCGCTGTCGCCCAAGTGAAGGCTGACCCGTTCCAGGTCAAACTGGTGCTGGCAATGGTCGGAGCGGTGATAAACCCTGTTGCACCCGCACCCGTCTGGTAGACGATCTGATTGACCGCCCCGCCACCCACATTGGTTGCGGTGGTCGCGGTGGTCGCGGTGGCAGCATTCCCGCCAATGGACAGGCCAGAAGCCGTTCCCGTCAGCCCCGTGCCAGCCCCACTGAACGCTGTTGCGGTCAGAGTCCCCGTGGAGGGTACAAACTGAAGCTTGGTAGAGCTGGTGTATTCGGTGGTCAGGTTGCCCGTGGTTTGGTTCGCAAAAAGCGGGTATCGAGTACTGGCGGTCGTTGTGTCATCCGTCACCGTGGCGTAAGCCGTGGGAGTCACCCAGGTGGGTGCGCTCGTCCCGTTGGACTGCAAAACCTGCCCCGTTGTCCCTGCCGAGGTGAAGGCGTAGGCCGTCCCAGTTCCATACGCCACAGCACCTGCCGTGGGGGTTGCCGTGCCGTTTGTGCCACCCTGAGCAATCGCCACTTGACCGATGATGTAGCCAGAGTCAATGGATTTGTTGTCAGGAACAATCAGCAACTTGCCGTTGTTGGTGTTGGAGTAAAGGCACACCCCCATGTGAACCGCATAGTCTGGGGTGGATGGCTCAGTCTGGGTCAGCGCACCAGGGGTGGTGGCAGACAGGTAAATGTTCTGCCCTGCCGTGAGGCCACTGGTGTTGATGTTTTCCACCGTGCCATAGATCACGACATAGCCATTGGTGTTGTTCGGGATGTCCTGAACAGTGATACCGATCACCTGGGATGAGGTGTAGGAATTGGCCTGAGCCAGAATGATGTTGCCAATCTGCCCCGTAGACCCAGAGATGTAAACAACCTGACCCTTGGTGATGGTTGATCCCGTCGAGTTTCTGACCTGCTGCTGAAGCTGTGCGCCAACCCGAACGATATTGCTGGTGGTGTCGTTGTAATAGGAGAGCGTGGCAGTCCCGCTGTCGTACCAGGTCGCGCCAGCCGCATAGGTGGGGGCAGAAGACGCAGTAAACGCAACGTAATTGCTGATCGTTGGGTTGTTGAGGGTTGGCCCAGTTGCCAATGCCAAAACCGTCCCAGACCCCGTGGTGCTGTAACTTGTATTCCAAGCAGTCCCCGTGGAACTCGGAATCCCAGAGGGCGGGTAGACCATGGGGGCAGTGTTCGCAATCGTGACGGCTGCCGAGCCGTTGTAGCTCGTCCCCGAAAGCCCCGACCCAATCGTCAGGGAAAACAGGTTTGACCCAAGCGAAACCCCAGAAATGGTGCTGTTTTGCAGTTGGGCATTGGTGATCTGTCCGCTCAGGTCAGTCGTGGGGATGGTGGTGGAAGCCGTGAATGCGCTCGTCCCACTGCCCTTGACGTAGCCCGTGAGAGTTGTCGCCCCAGTGCCACCGTAAGCCACGCCCACGGTGCTTGCGTTCCAAGTCCCTGCGGTGAGTGTCCCGACCCCTGTAATCCCCGTGTAAGACCCCGAAATGAGGCTTGAGGAGATCGTCCCCGAGGTGATTTGACTCGCCGCGATGGCGATATTTTGGGCAGAAAGTGCCGTTAATTGCCCTTGGGCATTGACCGTGGCGCTCAAGGATTGAGAAGCCGAACCATACGACCCAGCGGTCACGCCAGTGTTGGCAATGCTGAAGGTGTTGGAGGCAAGGTTCAGTCCCGTGCCAGCGAAATAGACTGAAGTGCCTGAAAACTGCACCCAAGGCATGGCGGTAACGCCAATTGTGCCTGTGTCGGAGGCGGTACACACCCATGAGGTGTTTGCATTTGCAGAGCCGTACAGAATGACCGTGTAAGCACCTGGGACTTCCGACCAGACATCCATGTCCGTGGATCTCGTCCACGCCCCAGAACCAGCGATATAGATGCCGTTTTCGGCTGTGTTGGTCTGGTTTTTCACCAATACCCTGTCACCCGCCAAAGTCGTGTATGTGTCAATGGTTTGGAGGCCAGAAAGCGTGATGTTTGCGGTCGTGGCGCACTTGACAGCCTGTTTTGGACTCAGCCCTTGGGCGATGGAGTCCACGTACAGCTTGTTGACGATATCGGTGTTGCCCACGGGCGAGGTCGTGATTTGCCCCGTGGTGGTCAGGATATTGGTGAAAACCCCAGTGGATGGGGTGATTGACCCAATCGGGCTTGAGTCAAGAGTTGAGTTGGTGATTTGCAGACCCGACTGAATCGGGTTCACCGTGGCATAAAAAGGCTGACCCTGCCCAATGAACGTCTGGAACGTGCCGTCAAGCGCGAAATACGCCTGAACAGGCAGTAAGTTCTGGTAATTCGATTGAGCAGGGTTTGCCATCAGCTTTGATCAGCCGCAGGAGTCACATACAACACGCCAGCCGTTGCCGAATTGGACTTGGCTGTCAGGTAGTAAGGAGTGGTTGGAGTCGCCACGATCATGGGCAATGTCATGTTGGGGGGCAACACGAAATCACCGTTTGTCCCGTCCGTGGGGAAAGTGGGCGCTCCAGGATCAGTCGTTCCCCATCGAACCGCAATCGGGGCAGCACCCAGGTTGAGGAAGGATGTGTAGTTGATCTGGTCGTTGGTGCTGTCATCAATCAAAACAGCCGCATGAGCGGTGTTTGTGACCGATAGAGCAACTGTCGGGCCAGCGTTACGTTGAACAGATGAGCTTGCCATGATTACACCGCATTGGTGGGTGCTGGGCCTTCCAAGCGCACAATCTGAAGGGTGTAAACACCAGCAGCAGGAGTGGCAGAAAGAGCCGTCACGTTGCCAAACTGAATGCTCAACACGTTGGCGGTCAAACAGTCAGCCTCGGCAATGATGATCCCAGCGGTTTGCGAACCGTTGTAGCCCACAACCATTACGATGTCCGTGGTCTGAAGACCAGGAACGCTGAAGGTCTGAGCGGCAGTGGTGTTGGCAGAAACCGCAGAAGGAGTGATGCTGGGTTGGATGTAGAAAGTTTCGTGGGAGTTGCCACGGGTGACAGTCGTAGAAGACATGAATCTCTCCTAGAAATTGAGGAAATTGTACTTTGAAAAAAAAGAAAAGCCACCCCTTGTGAGAGTGGCTTTCCCTCGGTTCACATGAAATCAGGAATAGGTGCTGAAGTCATAGCCGTAGACGTAAACGTCCATCGTTGCGGCAGCGCCTTGAGCCGTCCCCACGTTCACATACAGGTTTTGACCCGATTGTGTAGCGGTAGCGGCAACAGTGCGTTGGGAAACAACGGTTGAACCCGTCAGTGCGGACAAAGCGGCATTCGCCACGATAGCCGTACCACCTGCGCTCGGAGCGGTGAAAACACCAGCAGCGGCGGTGGTCAGGCTGGTCGAGGCGTTGGTGAACACCACGTTTGACACAGAGTAGTTCGTCGAGTTGATGATCTGCAAAACTGCTTGATCACCAGTAGCGTTCACGTTCACACCCGTTGCGGAAGCCAACAGACGAATCGCCTGATTGGATGCCACGTTTTGCGGGTGAATCGTGGTAGTTGATGCTGGTCCAGGATTTGCCATGATTTTTTCCTTTCAATGATTAGGCTGCGACACGGCAAGCCAGTTCGGGGTACAGAGGAGCCCAGCCATACAGCACATCAAGGCGAGTCGGGATCGAATCGTTGTTGATGGTGTACTGACGAACCACGCGCATGGACAGGCCAATTTCCTTGTCGGAAGCACGACCTGCAAAATGCACACCCTCAGGCAACTCAAGATCAGCCACAGCCAAGGTAAAGGCGTTGCGGTGCATGATGATGTTCTGGGGCGACACAGTACCAGTGCTGTTGAACTGGGTCACAGCAGCAGAACTGGAGGTGGTGGGGATCGTCACGTTCTGGAACTGACCAGCGGTGATCACGGCAGGAGACACAACCACGCTACCAGACGAACCAGAAGCAATGGAGGTGGTCTGCTTCACAACAAAGTTGCGGAGCTTGTTGGAGCCGTAAGCCTGACGGTTCTGGGGGTTGACAGCGTACACACCAGCGATGGTGATCACATCACCAGCGTTCAGGTTCATCGTGCCAGTGTTGGCAGCGGTGAGCGTGATGGTAGAGGACGATGCCCAGCCAGAGGTCAAGAAACCAGAGGCAGTCGTGGTGTTCACAGAGGCGGTCACAGTCGTGGTGGTATTGCTGCCAAACGTCTGGGAAACCACGTTCTGATCCATCTTCCAGTTCATGCCAGCGGAGTCACGACCCATCAGACCCTTACGGTACTGTTCGCCGATGGCCTCTTGGGGAACGAACAAACCTTTCAGGCTGTCCACAATGGTGGCAGAGGTGAAGGGTTCGACGATACAAGAGCGACGACCATCACGGGGTGCGCCTTCAGCGTCCAGATACGCACCTGCGGTCAGGTAGGTAATCAGGCCAGTGGGGGGCGTGCCAGCCGTGCCAACAATGTTGGCGGTCTGGAGGGTTGCCATCGACATACCGTCACGGTCAATTTTGTTGGCGATTGCAGCGACAGCGGGTTTCAGGACGCGATCCGAGAACATATCCAGAGACAGGGCCAGGTCTTGGGTGGTGAACTGGGTATCAACGTGGAATTGCGTCGAAAGGGTCACAGGCACGGAAGTTTCGTTGAAGTCTTCAACGTTCAGTGCAGGGCCAGTCGTGCCGATGAAACGACCAGGACGGCGAACGTTCACGGTGTTGCCGATCTTTGCGCCGACAACGGCGAATTGATCGTCATAGTTGCGGTCAACCTCCGAGGTGAAGGTCAGTTCGTTTTCCAAGACCATCAACGCTTCGTTGGTGATCTTGGAGATAGTTAGCAATTGGTTTGCCATTTGATTTCTCCAAAAAGATTAGGTTTACCTGATCTTCCCCGCTTTGCGGTTGGCCTTCCACTGGGCATAAGTTCCGTGGAACTCCCCATCTGAATTGATGGGCAAATCCAGTGGAGCAGACCCGCCACGAATCGGATTGATCGGTGCTGGTGCTCTACTTTTGACCACAGGTTCGGTTTTCACCTCTGGCTTTGCGCTCAGGCGCTCTTCCAGTTTCCCAATTTCTCGCAGAGCCGCCTTGGTGGACATACCTGAGATTTTCTTGGCGAGTTCGTCGTTTTCAGCTAGGTGATACAGCACTTGTGGGCCAACATCACTCTCCAGAATCGCATCACGCACATCGTCATTCACGACAACATCACTTGATGCCACGACCTCATCAAAATCAGGCAAATTCGCCTTGGCTGACTGCACCTTACTTGCCCAAGATTCAATGACCTTTTGGCGTTCTTGTGCAGCACGTTCCTCTGCCTCTTGCTTTTTCATCTCAGCGATTCGTTTGTCAGCCGTGTACTCTGCGAGTGCCTTGGCATATTCAAACGCATCCTGAAACTGGCTGGGTTGGGGTTCTTGATCTTCCTCTACCACGGTGGGCTTTGGTTGCTCAAGCGCCTTGATCCTGGCTTCTAAGGCTTCCCTGGCTTCGCGCTCTCGCCTTGCTTCCGCTCGGGCTTCTTCACGTTGCTTGGTGATCTCAGAAAACCGCCTTTCAAGCTTGGGGTTCGGTTTCTTCTCTTCTGTGGGCTTGGCTTCTTCCTGCTCTTCAGGTTCACTCTGTTGTGCCTCTTGGGCTGGCTCGGCTGGAGTTTCCTCTACCGCCACAGTCTCATTTGCACGATCAGCTAAACCCAATCTTCCTGCATAAAATTCAGCCGCGTTTTCGCTGGTCAAAACTTGACCTGCTTCTTTTTCGGACATACGTATCCCTACGATTTGACCCCGTGAGCCTCACGGGTAAGGTTTTGTGGTTTTTACCACGAAATTCATTGGCCCGTCAACGGATTTGCGCCTGACTCAATGTCCTGGGCGGCAAACTCCATCGCGGCGCGTTGCTCCTTGTCCCGCTTGGCAATCTCCTGATTCAAACGGGCAGTGTCCATGTGGTGGAGCAGCAATTCCATGATGGCTTCGATTTCCATCTTGTTCTGCGAGGTGATGGCACGGGTATTCTGGTCGTTGACCTTGACCTCTGCCATCGTTTCGGTGTTGTGCGCCTTGGCGGTCTGACGGAGCAGTTCGCGCTTGGTTTCGGCATCCTGCTTGACCGACTCAATGTCCTGGCGCTGTTTGATGACCATCTGAAGCTGCTGAATCTGCTGGGCCATCTTCTGCATCTGGTCTTCGCTCTGGGCGAGTTGCATCTGCACTTGGGGCGGGATCGGGCTTTTGTCGTCCACTTTGGACAGGGGATTGAGGGTCGCCAGACGGTCAGCAATGATGTCAGCCCCAGGGAAGTCCATGTTCCTGAAAATGAGGTCGCCAGCAGTCTGCATGAGGGTCGGATCTGCCTTGAGCATCCCAAGCATGGAGTCCACAGCCTCCTGACGCTTGGAGTTGTAGCCAGGACCAGTTTCCATCACCACATCGTATTCGCCCACGGTGACATCGTTCAACACCTTATCCACAGCCACCCGCTCGTTCAGGGTGATCATTTCGGGTTTTCCATCGTCCCCAATGATTCGCATAGCCCGTTGGGAATCGTAAATCTTGGGAATCAAGTCAAGAATGATCTTTCCAGTATGACTGATCGACCTTGTAAGGTTGTCGTAATAGTCAAAGTTGGTCATGTCGATCTGCTGTTGCTGACCGTTCAATGCCTTCCCTGAAATGTTGCCTGTGGGCAGTTGGTTGGGGTCAAAAATCCCCATGATGGCTTGCAAATCTTGGTTGATCGCACCAGCAGCCGTGATCACGCCAGCAGGAGGCGGTTCAGGCTGGAGGCGCTGGGGAGGAGGTGCGGGTTGCCCATCAATGTCTCGCTGTTTGTAGCGCAGATAAGGTGTGGACTTGATGTTGGCTTGCGCCCACTCGTTCTCATGCCCCTCGTCTTGACCCTCTGCCATGAGCCATTTGGCCTTGGGAGCGAGTGCAATTGACTCGGTGAGGGAGGTTTGCCAGAAGTTGTACATCCGCTGGGGGTCTTTGGCGTGACGGATCATGCCGAATTTTTTGGTGCGGTTGCCCACAACCACCTTGCGTCCGTAAACGGGAACCACCGGGATGTAGCGTCCAGGCCAATCGCGCTCCTCAATGACCTCAATGGCGGTCATTTTTTTCCATTTGATCGTCTTTTTGTAGGACTGACGCTCATTGATCACGGTCAGCCCAGAAGCCTCCACCCGCTCAAAGAATCCCGCACCATCAGCAAATCGGGCAGTTCCGTCTGACAGCAGGTAAAGCATGGCGGGTTCACGCACCGTGTAGAAATACTCGGCAAGACGAATGTCCTCCTTGGTGATCCACTCAGATTGGCTGTCGCCTGTCCCGCGCTGGGTGAAGCTTGTCCCATCGTCAAAGCCTGGATACATACTGCGGAACACATCTTTGGGCAGCATGGTGGTAATCAGGCACTTCTCAGCGTCTGAACCATCAGGGGCGATTGAGTTGGGATCAAAGTAGACCGTGAACGGGTTATCCACAGGGTCAATGAAGATTTCCTGGTCGAAACTGTCATCACGGACGTATTTCGTATTGACCCGCCAGTACCCCCAGCCCATCCGCACGGCATAGTCAAAGCCATTGTCATAGGCGTGGTCGGCATTGGAATTCACCTCAATATGCCGAATCAGCCCAGAAATGACTTGGGCGGTTTTGGCATCAGCTTGGGTGTTGGTGGCGTGGACTTTGATGCGGGGACGCTGTTGGCGTTGCTGGTTCGTGACCTGCCGACAGTAGGTGTCGAGCTTGTTGATCGTCAGAACAGGGCGAGATTCAAGGTTGCGGGAGTTCTGGAGTTCAACGGGCCACTGGTCACCGTTCACAAACTTGAGGTCTTCAAGCGCCTCCTGGCGGTTGTTTGTGTCTGCGTCATTGCAGAACTTCAGGAAGCCTACTGCCTCTTCGATAATCGGATCGTA